CATCATGATACGAAGATTCTACGCTATTGTGTAGACTTCCTTCGGGCAACCTGGACATGTTGTAAAACTGTCTACACGGGCGTGTTTGGTTTTGACAGACAGAGGAGATAAATACGTTAAGCACTATACTATAAATTAAACGACAATGTAAATAACATTGTAGACTATACTCACGTAGCGTAAGTTTAGTCTAGGTGATTCCTACCTAAGTGGAAAGAAGAAGAAGTTGGTTTTTCCTTTACCTTTCGGTTTGGGACTGGGGTTCGATTCCTCAGCTTCTTCCTATTAGTTATGACAAAGGGATATAAAGCGATGATAAAGGATAGGTGTCCTTATATTGTCGACCTCGCGTTTAAATGGTGTACAGAATTCGGTAGATTATCAAATATTGGTAAGAAACCACACGAAAGAATTAAGTATGCTGTTAAGACGCGATGGATAGACCGTGTATATCAAGAAAATGTAGCAATCTACAACACTGGACGAGGAAAACCTCGAACAGATGAGAAAGATTCTTCATTAAGAAAAGCTCTTGGGATACATGAGGGGTCTCAAAACTTTAATTTTGCAGACTCTATAAACTTAGGATGTATTAACAAGACTTTCAATGCTGGAGAATACGCATTTTGGGTATGGGTTAATAGCTGGGTAGTATGGTTCCAAAACAACTATAAATTCCTAGAAAACTATTACCAAATATCATGTAAATGCAGCAATATGGCTCTATTTGATAATTATTTATCAGAGAAAGCTGGATTTCTAGATGATTATCTTGAAGATTTCTCTAAGTTTATTAAGAAAACATTTAATTAAACAAAATAAAAATGGAGTATTTCCCTAAAATGCTAATTTACAGAGCTAGTCTGTTAGGCTATAAAAGTGAAAGTGTAGAAGACGTGATTAACTGGTTCCACAATCGCCTTAAAAAGGGCTTTGTAGATGGAGCGTACGTATTCTGTGCTGGAAATAGCCTAGACGAAGATTGTATATACGAATATTGTTGTAATGAACACTTACGTAGAGTTGGTGATTGGATTATGAAAACAATAGTCTTAACCAATTCTATAAAGTTCAAAACACTTACAACTCGTATGCGTATCGGTGCAGGACTACTTGAACAAGTAGAAATGAAAACCTGTGGAAAGGATATGAAAATAATTCTTTTCAACAACTTCGTCAACAACGTTTGGTCATTATATCGTCAAAAGATGGTATATGATCTTCCGTTTTATCAGGAGTAGGGTGAGAGAGATCTCCCCTACCCCACAATATGGAGTATCAGCGTATCACTCAATCTGAGATTGAGACCATAAAAGAAGCTCAAAAGGGAAATGAGCTAGCGTTTAATAAATTGTTTAACCGTTATAAGGAGTTCGTCGACAACGTGCTCTTTTATTACGTGAACGACATGGATGAAGCAAAAGATCTTACTAATGTAGTATTTCTTAAGGTTCATCAAAAACTCTCGACATTCACAGATTATTCGTCTTTTGGCGGATGGCTGAGAATTATAGCTAATCGAACAGCTATAGATTATCTACGAAAAGTAAAGGAAAAATCTATGGAATTAGGAGAAGATACAGGCCGACTACCTGTTGAATTGACTAATTCTTCGGAAGAAGAAGATCTTGTCAATCTTCTTGAGTACGAATCTCTTCTAAAAGAGTTTGAAAAGCTCCCTAAGAAGACACAGAAGATATTTAATTTATTTTACGTAGAAGATCTATCGGTTGATGAAATTAGCAAAGTGCTTAAAACTCCTACAGGCACTATAAAAGCTGCGTTAAGTCGCACTCGTAGGAAAATTAGAAATAACTTAAAAGTTTAACAAAATGACTTCACTTTTATTATTGATTCTCTCGATTTTTGTAGCTCTTGGTTTCGCAAGATACAATAAGAGCAACAAGTTGTTCTGGATCATTCTCGTAAGTCTCTTGCTCGGTTTTACCGGTAAGAGTATGGTCAACTATGCCTTTGTTGACCATAAAAGTGAAGCTAGTACAGTTAAAGCTACAGCTCCCATGCTGGCACCGACGTGCTCATTTCAGGCTTTGGAACCCTCAGAGGGCGCCGGTACATGTGCCGAGACAAAACCAGCAGGTAAGGACACAATTGTAGTTGATACTGTTACTATGCTTAACTTGGGTGAAGACGAGCATATTAATGTGCTCACTAAACCTCCACGAGATTGGTTAAAAACGAACTTCATATTCGACACAAGTTGAATTTAAGTTAGTTGCCCAGAAAAGTATTAATTAATTTTAGTAAATAACATTTAAAAACATTATCAAAATGGCTAACAAAAAGAATAAGGGCAATGTAAGAGTTGCTCAGAATAATAACAATGGTGATAACGGTGCAAATGCAGCTGTTGATGCTGCAGCTATGCTCACAACAACAGGTGGATCAAGTATGGATCGTAATCACCAGGTAGACTTGTTGAGGATGGCTCATGATCGCTTCTTCTTGGATGAGAAGGCTGCTGAGCATACTGGTTTCCCACAGGGAACTATCGACAAGCTCAATCATATTAATGCCCTCGGTATCGCTGTATGCGTATGTAATGAGGTCAAGTATGGTACTAGTGACTTTGCGGTTGTAATCCGTAAGGCTGCTCTTCCAGAGCTTACTGAAGCTTTGAATGAGATCGGTGTAAAATTCGATGACACAAAGCTTTTGCCTTCGAAAGACGATCCGAATGCAGTTGAGGTAACAGGTTCAGCTGTAGAGGTGTCAGAAGAGACTTCTAAGAAGCTCGAAGATGACGCTAAGGCTCGCGCAGCTACAGCAGGTAAAGTTTTTGATCCTACAAAGATCAAGGATGAAAAAGAGCTTAAGGAGGCTTTGTCTGGCTTCTTGGCTATGAATCGTGATTCTAAGCTGATGGATAGCATCATGCAGTGTGTAAACTTCTATAAGGCATATCGCTCTATTGTGGCTAAGCGCGCTATCGAGTCTGCCGAGAAGACACTTAAGGACACCAAGGACAAGGAGTATAAGGCTAATGCTGAGAAGGCTCTTGCTTCTGCAAAGAATGACCTCGAGCGCATCAAAGACATGAGCTTCCATGACACATTTCGCAAGATTGTTGAGCTTACGGGTCGTGTCGGAACGCTTACTTATGGAATTGGTGCTCACTTCTTCAACGTTACCGCTACGTCAGGATCTCCTGTATCTGCGTTCTGTGAGCTTCACGACCATTCTACTGACAAGAACACCGGCGTATGCAAGTATACCGATGATCAGATTGCAGACGCTGTAAAGTGCCTTGTAATCATTGGTGCAGACGATGTTCGATCAAAGGGTAAAACATTGCTCGAGGCAGAGAACAAGCTGCCAGAAAAGGATCGTGTTAAGGAGCATATCGATGCTGCTAACAAGAACATCGCATTCGCAGACAAGGCTACTGCAGCGGTTCTTGCAGCTCCAGGCGAGTTTGTCGAGAACTTGAAGAAGAACTTCTTGGAGGGTAACAACTTTGCAAAGAAGACTGTTATCGCCATTAAGCGTGCATACTATCGTGACGTTACTCCAGAGATGATGGCTAAAGTTAAGTCTGATTCAATGCTTGATAACGCTACCCAGTATGCTGGTATCATCTCTAATATGTTCCGTAATCCTTCTGATCCGCTCGTAGGTTATGCCAAGGAGAATATCATCGACTTGGAATTCAAGTCCGATGAGGAGATCAAGGCTGAGGAAGAGGCTGTTGCCAAGGCTGCTAAGGAAGCAGCTGATAAGAAGGCAGCTGAGGATAAGAAGAAGGCAGCTAAGGGTAAAGCCAAGGCTCAGGTAAAAAAATAATACGGCCAATTAAGAAAGCTAGTTCACAACTAGTTGGTCGTGTTAAGAAAGCCTTCGATATCCAGTGGCAAAGTGAACGCAAATAATTTAACTATCAAAGTATGAAAAAATTAGTAATTACGTTGCTAGGAGCAGCATTTCTTACTATTGGCATGAATATTGCCGACCTTAAGAATGTTCCCCTTCCAACGACAGTGCAAACAGTAGCAGCATCTACTGTACAGCAACCAATGGATCATTTATTTGGTCAAGTGAATCGTGCTAATCCTGATACAGTGCATGATACCGTTAGGGTAGAAAAGCCTGTAGCTTGTAACCATAAACAGTCGCCTGTAAAGACGATTGTTAAACGCACCATAATTAAGAAGACAGATACGTCGTATGTACCACTTCTGTATATTATGGAACCTGGAGAAAAGGTCGACTCCACTAATCACAACTCTACCATTCGTAAGGGAGAGCTCCGTGATTATATTCAAATCGCCTCTAATGTATGCAAGTAAACATAAGAACCCTGTATACCATAATTAGGTAAGTACATATAGTAGATCCCATTAGTCTACGTACGAATATTAACTGGATCCGAGAATATGTTAACCCTGTCTTGCAGGGCGAGATCACTCAAAAGGTAGGATGAAATGTATCAAACATTGAAACAGTTTGATATAGGTAGGAGAAGCGTTGTATCAGCTCCTATAATTGCACAGCTGGACTTGTGAGAACCGTCTGGAGACAAGCTGGATGAGGCTGAATACACCTTAAAAAGATGTAGTGTAATTAAAAACGCATAAGTCCCAAGAAGGGCGTAATGAACCGTATCGTAATTATATGTGATAATACTAAGCATATACAAACGTTACACGAGACGAACTATGTTGGTCCCCAGTAGGTGAACAGAATTGCATACATGGTATGGTGCATGGTGCTGGAAGAACCGAGGATACCCCAAACAACATAGAAGTATTATTAGCCGTAGGTAGTGTTTCTAGTGTCCAAAGCTAGTATAAAGGCCGAAGTAATGCATCAATACTGTGGGAGTAATACCACACAGAGTAAACTAAATGAGTTTGCTGACTATACCAAAACCTTACTGTTCGATTCAGTACAACTCCGTTGAAGGGGTGCCAGGGATGGGGTAGAAGTGTCTGATTGCGACCGCCAGGCTTTTCTTGTTTATGCGGTATATAAAAGTGAAACAAGCACAAGGGTTGGGCAGTCCCTTAATCGAAGCTCTACGGGAGTATCGTACGCGGGTGAAGATCGCGGTGAAAATCTATTCCAGCTATAATTAAGATGTTAGGCCATCCGAACTTATAGCCAATTTCCATGAAAATTAAATCGTTCATGAGATTATGATCGATGACTCCGTTACAGTCAAAGAAAGTTGATGGAGAGCTATCCTAGAATAAGAAATAGCAAAGCAGGTAGAAAGTTGATTCGAGATATATCCAGCCAGGATCATTTGACCTCCACTTTCATCCAAAACGATTTAGACTAATAGTTTATTTGCACTATGATATACAATATTACATAGTCTCTACAGAGTAGTAAGCTGGTATATTATGTATGCGTATATTGTATGCAAGAGATATAAGCTATGAAAATCTAGAAAGTTTAAAAGATAACATGTTTAACAAAAATTGATGTCCCTTCATAGAGTATATCTTACGTTGTAAGTAAGGGCTTGAGGTGAAGAAATTGAGTGCCAACCGATATGCTAACCATGCTAAAGTATACTGCGCAACAGTATATGTAAACATAGAGGTTCGAAGCAATACAGGAAGTTGATGGGCAGCTTATATTCTATGTTGTAAAACGACTGTGTATATTATATGTGTATACTGTCTCTATACATGTATATTACGTTTATAAGTGGGTGACAAAATGAAATGTATGGGTTGAATTCCCAATATTCGTGCACTATAAATAGGAGGCAGTAATACCGGTACAGAAAAATTACAAACATCAGCAAAGATGTAAAAAGCCGTAAAGTCCGTGATGGGTTTGATCCTGAGACATTCCGATAACCAACCGCTGAGTACATGCCATAAGCCGAGTACTGCAGTAAGGAGACCTAGCTGACAGTCGCTTATAAGTTAGCAGTAGAGATTATCTGCTTTAATAACAATCATGTAGTAAGATCTTGTAAGTATAGTAAGGGAAATACGACCGAGATTCTACATATTTTCGTGGGTTATAAGAATTCTAAGATTCTATGAGTGTTAGTTGCTCTGCAAAATTTCACCAACGAAGATTAGAATAGTTAAGTTAGAAAAAACGTGAACAAAATAGCAGAAAATAGTTCGGCATTTGATTATGCAAAGAAAGCATTCAAAGCTTTAGACGATGGGCCTGGATAATCCAGTAAATGTTAATTGCATCTTACGTATGTAATTCCCGTCACAGGCCTATTACCCTATTGTTGTAATAGGAAGAGTGTGACTAAGTCTATAACAAAGCGTCTACAATAGTAGAACTTTCTTTAGAAAACTAAGTAAGCAAAGTAGTAACCGAGTATCTTCGTATCAGCGTTGCTTTATTCAATAAACAACGGCAAAGGTGTAGCCAAAATACACCATATTTTTCAATCATATCGTTAGTTAATCAATAACGATATCAAAAAGGATATGATTATGTCAGAAATTAATGTAAACATCGTGGAAACAACTATTAAGTCAAATCGTACCCCACTGAGCTTGCTCGGTGCGAGAATGTTTGGTCAGGACGTATTTACTCCTCAGACCCGTATGTTCAACCCAGACTATGACAAGGTTTTGGAGCAGGCTAAGCAGAGCTCCAATATAAACCTTGTACTCAATCGTTCGCCTCGTCGCTTCTCGATCGGCTATATCACGATTGAGTCTATGGCAACAAAACAAAACGCAATCGGTGATGTCGTTTGCCGTCTCAATGAGGGCACCGATAACCAGATCGATATTCCTCTCGGTGAGGATAGCACCAAGTTTGGTGAGACCACTGAAGAGGCTGTCAAGAACGCTCTCAAGGACAAGAATTCTAAGGCTGTGTTCTCAGATCCTAGAGATTTGGGTGGTATTCTTAACGATCTCAACCGTGGCGAGATAGCTCGTCTTGACGCCATGATCGAGCAGTTGCAGAAGGCTAAGGCACAGTGTGTATCTGCCATTTCAGCAAACGAGAAGATCATTGCTGATTACGAGCGCCAGAAGGCAGAGTCAAAACCAGCTGATAAGATCGCGTAAGATTCATGGAGGCTGTTTTAACAGAGAAGAGCGTTAAGCTTATTGCCGTAATGCTCTCCGAACCGAAAATTAAGGCAGCCGTTTATGAAAAGTTGGACCATACGGAGAAGTACAAGATCTATACCATCAACAATGATGGTAGTATTACTCTCGGCTCAACTAGATTCCATTTCTGGAACAAGATAATCGGCTGTGAGCAAACCTTACCATTTGAGAGCTTTGCTCTTAAGGTATGGGATGCACTAGTGAGTCTTTCCACAGGGCTTAACCAAAAGGCCATTATGGAAGGACTATCACAAGAAATTGTGATGAAAGGAGTTAAAGATAAAAACTTTAACTGGGTCGTAGAACGACTGTATGATGTTGCGACAAAAGTATGCCAGAATTCTAGCATTGCTGATGGCGTAGGAGCGGACCCTGCGGGGTCCCGGGTGTCAGGGCCAAGGCTTAACGCTCAGCAAGAGTATCCTGAGAAAATTGTTATCAATATCAACGGACGTAAAGAAGTTTTGCAGGTTAAAGACTGCATCGGTAAACCAATGATTGAGTTGGAGTACGGAATTGTAAATGCTAAACGAGTAATGCCATAAACAGAAGCGTTCCTGCGGGAATGGTGTACGAACTGTGCGCAGAAGAATACACATTCATGCATGGTATTACCGTTATTGTTTGCAAAGAAGTACAATAACAATATTATTAGTTTATATTAAAGGGCATCCTTAAAAGTTCTCTGCGGAGAATAGGTAATCCGCCCTGCGGGGTAGGATTACCAATGGATACCCTTTTATCCTTTATTACAGTAATATGTAGTATAGGAACTAGGTAAATGGCTGATTCAAGTAAATTGTTTAATTTTAATCAAACTATATGAATAAGAAATCAATTAAATTGAACTCAGCAAATATTATTACAATTCGTAAGGACATTGATATTACTATCAATAAGTATTGGCGAATTATTCGAGCAGAGAACCTGATGTCTAAGAAGGCAATTGCAGCTAAGCAGGGTTCTGGCTTAGATCTCAAGAGCTTGTATAATCAGATTGTACAACTCAGCGAGAAGCGTATTATGATTAAGGGTATTTTGGTAGCTCTTAATACAGGTACTACTACATTCTCTTATGAGGATTTTAAGAAGACAAATAACTATAGTATTTTTGCAGCATGTGAGGCAAAGGAGGCTATAGCTCAGCTCAAGATGATCAAGACACTTGATCCATCAACTAAGGCAAAGAAGGGATTAAAGGCTATGCCTAAGCGTGAGATATTCTCATCAGCAAAGATTGCACAGCTTATTCACGAGCAGCAACTACTAGCAAATAAGTTTGACGCTAATCTCGAGAAGTTTAATAATGAGACTTCTATTGAGATTAAGGATACTATTGCAGATAAGTTCGAAATGGATCTAGCGGCTTAAATGCTATAGGTTCGAGACAAATATAAGGGTCGCCGAAAGGAGTAAGATCGAGGCTTACACGAACCACAAATAAGGAATCCCTTGCCTTAAAAATAACATTATTAACACATTAAATTATCAAGATTATGTCAAAGAAGAATAAGAAGAACCAGAAGAAGGTTCAGGCTAAGATAGGAAATACACCAGTTAAGGCTGAGGCAGCTAAGAAGGAAGAGTCTAGTGCTGCTAATAAGACAATAGAGAACATTAAGAAGCGTCGTGCTGCTGATGCAGAGAAGGCTAAGAAGCATGCCGAGCTCAAGGCGGCTAAGAAGAAGGCTAAGGCCGAGAAGGAGGAGGCTAAGTATGCTGCCTCTAAGGCTCGCGCAGAGGCCCGTCAGGCGCGCAAGAAGAGCATCATGGATAAGTTAATCGACTCCAAGAAGGAAAAGGCTTCAGAGCCTGTTAAAATCACTCTGGAGGAGCGTTTGAAGAAGCAGGAAGAGCATCGTAAAGTTGCTCAGGCTCGTCATATCGCATCAATTACCCGTCGATGCAAGCGAATGCATCTTAATGATGCCGATACCAAGAAGGTAGTAGACATCGCAAAGAAGCAGTGGGACAACGCCACTACGTACAATATAACAGTTGTATGCGATTCCGTTCTGAAGAAGAAGGAAGAGCTTGAGAAGTTGGTAAAAGAT